TATGTAAATACAAGCCATCATACCAGTTTTTGATTTTATCCTTTTCTTTAATCTACAAGTTGTATATTTTTTTTTTTAATTTTACTTTGCCATACTTTTTGTTCTCTTGTGTATTCCTTTGGCTTGTAAATATAACCATCCGCTTTTGCCCGTTTAACCCAAACAGAAGCAACTAACAAAGCAAACCCACCAATAATCATAGCAACAACAAACCATGTAAGAGCCTCTCCTATCTGCCGTCTCATCTGTTGCTGTTTATATACTGTCTCTTGTCTTTGTTTTCTGATCTGACCTTCCATCTGCAATAAATCGTTATAAGCTTGAGGTCCATAAGTCATGTTCAGAAACATCTTGAGTTCGTACCTTTGTTCCTCAAGTTTCTTCTTGGCTGCATAAGCAGAGAGAGCTGCTTCCTCAATTGATCCAGCCTTAAACAATTTGCCAAACAGGGGAGGATTTTTAGCTTGTTTCTCCGCATTATCAACATCTGACACAGCTCCCATCCATCTGCCGATATCTCCAGACATTTGTTCTATATCACGACCTACAGCGAATCCTTGTTTTATCGCACTAAATGCTTTTGAGGCTACTCCCATAGCTAATGATATAGTTACTGGATCTATCAGATAACTCCATTAAAATACGCCTTGAAACCTTTGTGGTTTGGCTATTGGTGAAAACTTTTTAATCATGCCACCACTATGCTTTTTTTGTGGCTTTTTTAGATTTTTTTTTCGGGCTGTTGATTTTCGCTTTGATTTCCCCGCTTTCGATAACGCTATCGCTATCGCTTGTTTCTGTGGATACTTCTCCTTCTTCAACTTGCGTATGTTCTTGCTTATCGTCTTTTGGGATGACCCTTTCTTCAATGGCATCTATTACTCCTTCTTTTGCAAGTCGTCTTTGTCTTTTCTTTTCTTTTTCAACCGCCCACATTTTTTCTCTAATTGAACTTACCATAATTTATCCTTTCATTGCTCTCATTGCAGCTATGTCTCTTGATGTTTGGTCTCTTTTATTTGCTATTTCTTCTTGTTGATCTAGTCTTTGTTGATCTAATAAAACATCATTTCTTTCTTTTTCTTGGTCAAGGGTTTGTTTCTGTTGAAACTGCTCTTGCTTTTGTGCAATCTCTTGCCCTCTCAAGGCTAACTCTTGTTTTCTAATTGTTACAAGTGGATCTTCACTTGGAGGAGGTGTAAGTGCTTGTGCATATTGCTCTTGTATTTCTGCTGCTATCTCTGCACTTCTTGATGCCACTTGATCTTGCATTGCTTTCATTGCATTAGGGTCTTGTTGCATCATCATTTGTTGCTCTGGTGGTATTGTCGCCATCACCTCTTGTTGTGCTTGTAGCTCTGACATCATAGCTATATGTTCTGAAATATGTCCTTGCAGTGTCATAATAATTGCAGCATTTGCTTGTGCCACTGGCGTACTCATCATAGCTAAATGTGCAGTAATGTGTGCTTGATGATTTTGTTCTGGAAAAGCGTTCAATGCACCACCTTTAAGAGCCTCTTGGTTCTCTTTAGCTGGGTTCATAGGCATTGGTTGTGGAGGTGGTTGTAATACCGCTTCTATATTGGTAACACCTAATGCTTCATACATCTTTCTATACGCTTGATACATGCCATTAGGGCCATGTATTTCTGGATTACTTTGTGCCAACTGCAATTGAGTTTGAGCTAAAGCAATACGTTGTGACATAGAAAAGATGTTAGGGTCAGATACTGGTAATATATCTATCTTATCATCAAAGTCTGTTTGCTTGATCTCTGGTGGTGCTCCTGGCACTTGATATGGATACATAGGCACATCCATAGCAAATATACGAGCTAATAACTTAAATTCAATCTTTTGAGAATAATGCAATCTCTTATGTATGGCAGACATGACTTTGGTGCCACGCTCCATAATAGCCATAGTTGTACCAACGGGAGCGTTACCTTGCATCTCACCAACTTTCATGTCAGCCATAGATGCAAAACGTCTACCAGAGTCTATTAATGTTCCAAGTAAAGAATACAAGGTTTGAGATGGCTCCTTAAATGGTAATGGCATGATTGCTTGACGCAAATCCATACCCACCATATCTACATCTCTGAACTCGCCAGGATTTAGTGGAGTTTCATCATCTCTAATCCTTGCACCTCTTGCTTTAAATCCTGCAGGTAGGTTTGACAAAGTACCTGCGTCTATTAGTTGTCTTAGTATTGATGTTGATGCTCTTGATAAGCCACCTATCATATGAGTAAGACCAAAGCCATAAAACCCAAGACCAGGTAAGAACTTATAATGAACAAAATAAGGGATCTTCCTACGGAGCGGATCACTTTCATTGAAATTCCGTTTGATTGAGAGTATTTCACCAGATTTCTCCACTATTGTAACGACATAGGGCATTTTTAATCCAGTGGGTTCACCATCTTGACCGATGTCCTCAAACCCTGTGAGATCTAAATCTGTGTGAATTTCATATAAGGTTATTTCTTCATTATAACCAGAACCTTTTTCTATTCCCTGAATGTCGTCTATTGTTTCTTTTACCTCATCATAATTTGTTCCCCCATTATCTGATGATGGTAAATCTATATCTTTATAAAACCCTTGAAGTTGCAACTTTCTTATCTCATTCTTGTTCATTCTAACAACATGAGTAATTCTAGTTGATGTTTTCAAATCGGTTGCGTTATATGGTACAATTAAATCCTCTGCATGAACAAACTTTGAAACTGCTCTCTGCATTGATGGATCAAAATAAACTTTTTTAAATGCTGAACCTACAATCGGAAGATAAAATAACATCTGATCTAATTCAGGATCATATTCTTCCATCTCATAGGTTATTTGATAATTCATGTAATTTTTTACACGCTCTGCTTGTCCAAGTAACTCTGGACTTTCAGCACCAACAATGTGTGTTCTCACTGGACCACTTGCTGGTAGTAGTTCTCTATATGCTTGTGCTTGAAACTGTGTAACGCTTTCTGCTAGTAATGGATGAACAACTCCAGAGGCACCCTCAAAAGGCTCGGCTCTGTCTTCGTAGTTCATGCCAAGTAATTCTAAACCACCTTTGTATTGATCTTCCCAATCTCTTCTTGATGATATGTCCTCTTCTATATCACCTACAAGATCACTGGATATTACACCAAGATCGCCATCATCTATTAATTCAGCTAAATTTGCATCAAAAGCAACTGGCATGGAAGCATCAATTTGCTCTTCCATTTCACCTATAATCGCAGAACCATCTTCTAATTCTGTAATACCAGGAGTTATCTCTGCGTCTGGCACAGAAACTTGAATACCCTCTGGTAAAGCTACGTTCTCTATCCCATTTACTTTTTCAATAGCCATGATTATGTAATTTTAAATCCCTTGTTTTTTCTTGCTATGCCCATACCACGGCACATCATTCTACCTTTTTTACCTTTAACATCACCACCAAACTCAAACTTAGTTGCTAGTTTAGGATCTATTTTTTCTTGAACTTCTTCTGGTAATTTTGAAAAACCTTTGAATTTTGCAGGCACAGGCTCACCACCCAATTCCATTCCTTGAGCTTTTACTTTATCAATGGCTTCCATAAGTCCACCATCTTTTTTGCCCACTATCTTTTTTAGGAATTTTCTTCTGCCCTCAAATTTTTTTGCCTCTTTTTCTGGTCTTTCATTAATTTCAATGACTCTAAGTGCCTCAACTAAATCTCCACCTTTTTGTCTATTTTTAGGGGCCATACTATTCTCCTGTCTTTGGATTAATCATTCTTGATCTAGTCATATCTACAACTCCACCATTACTAGCCATGAAAATTGTCTGCTTTTGAATGCTAAACGGATCTTTCTTTGGGTTAGGCGTTATATCAAAATTCTGTGGCTTTGTTTTTACCTTATTCCTTTTTGCCATCTTTTTCAAATTTTTTGTAAGAACGGCATCTTGCTTCTTTCTTTTGTCAACTGTCTTAATGCCCGTTTTACCTTTTTGAATGTTCGCTAACATCGTGGCTACGCCCTTTAAAGGGTCTGTTTCTCCACCACCTTTTAGAAGTTTTATTTGTTTCATCTTAGTTGTGTCTATAGTTTTAACCTTTGGCTGTATCTTTTTTGTTTTAGGAGTAACACCAGTACCAAAGTTCTTGCCAAATACAGGTTGTCCACGCCTTGCTAAATCTTGATAAGCTCTTATTCTATCGGCTTCGTCTGACATTAGTAATACTCCATCTTCTTTCTATATGCTGGCTCAAACTCTTCATCGTCTGGTGTGGATATAAAACCACCTTGTCTGAATCTTAGTATAGCCTGTGTCATCGAGTCTGCCAAGTCATCATGGTCGCCATGTGGAAAACTAGCACACTCTTCAACA